GATACAGTCCTGCTTTAATTACTATGAAATCAACACAGTTGAGTGTCAGTAAAAAATGGAATTCAATGATGAAGTCTGTTCAAATTGACGATGGTAAAGGCGGATTTGCTGTACCACCTATGCATGGGGTTGTTTACAATCTTCAATCAAACCTACAAAAGAACGACAAAGGTTCTTGGTATGGTTGGGTAGTAAACATGGAAAGAATCATGGGACAAAAAGACGAGACTTTGTATTTAAATGCAAAAGACTTTTCTGGAAACGTCTCAAAAGGTAACGTGCAAACAAAAGCTGATGTGGAAGAGACATCAAAAACTAAAACACCGTTTTAGTTTTATAAAGGGGGATCGAAAGGTTCCCCTTTACAAATTAAGTAGAAATGATAATGAAGAGCGAAAAATTTAAAAATATATTTGAAGGATTAAAAATAGCATATGGTCAATACCAGAAAGGCGAAAGAAGTGAAAACGGGAGTAAACAAAAAGGTAAGGCATTCATTGTTCGAAAGAATGTTAGCGATGACTTGTGGGAGAACCATCTACAGGGAGAAGGTCCGGCTCTCGGCATTATCCCCATTCGTGAGGACAACACGTGTCGTTGGGGCTGTATTGATATTGACAGTTACAATTTCAACCACAGCGGCCTCATTCAAAGCATACGAAATCTTAATCTCCCCTTAATAGTTTGTAGATCAAAATCGGGTGGTGCACATGTATTCTTGTTTGCAAAAGAATTTATATCTGCTGCACTTATGCAAAGCACTCTTAAAAAGATTGCAAAAGTTTTAGGTTACGAAGGTAGTGAGATCTTTCCTAAACAAACAGAAATACTTGTAGAACGTGGGGATACAGGTAACTTCTTAAACTTACCCTACTATAATGAAACAAAAGGATTACGTTATGCGATCAATGATAACGGCGATGCTGCTTCACTTGAGGAATTTTATAAGCTCTATGATTTATATAGTTGCAGTGAAGACTCCCTTAAACAAATTAAAATCGAAGAGAAAAAAATAGAAGAAGCGTTTCCTGCTGGACCTCCTTGTCTAAACAAGTTGGCATCAACTGGTTTTGGTGAGGGGTCTAGGAATAATGCATTATTTAATATTGCTGTGTATTACAAACAAGCACATCCTGATAGTTGGGAAGATAAAATTGTAGAAGCTAATATAAAATATATGGAACCGAAGTTAAGTAATGGTGAGGTTCAACAACTAATTAAATCAGTCAATCGTAAAGGTTATGATAAGTATAGATGTAAAGACGCACCAATCAATGCGGTATGTCAATCAGGATTGTGTAGAACAAAACGTTTTGGTGTAGGCTTTGGCGAAGAAGAAATGCCAATGTTAGGTAACTTAACTAAATACAAATCAAGTCCACCACAATGGTTTTTAGATGTAGATGGAACGCGGATCGAATTAAAAACAGAACAGTTGTATAGCTCACCTTTGTTCGCACTAGCATGTTTAGACCAAGCTAATTTAATTGTGCCTGTACCAAAAGCAAAAGATTGGAAACAGTTTTTCTTAAAACCTATGATGAATAATTTACAAGAAGTAGAGCCATTAGAATCTTTAAACCCAACAAATCAATTAACTGGACTATTACAAGACTGGACTACCAATAGACAATCAGCAAGAACTATGGATGATGTATTTAACAAACTACCTTTTACAGATGAGAATAAAGAATTTACATATTTTAGAATGGATGACTTCTATGCATTTCTTAAAAAGAATAATTGGGAAATGGATAAAATTAAGACAGGTAATCTTTTAAAAAGGTTAGATGATACTTTTGTGTCAGAAGAGAGAGTAAGAATTAAGAAACAACAACCAAGACTAATAAAAATAAAAACTATGAAACAATCAGAGGCATCTGTTTCAAAAGTTGAATACCATAAGGAGGTTTATTAATGTTAGCTAGAGCGGACCTATTAACAATGACAATGTTTACAGCGTTTTGGATCTATTTACATTTAATTACATGAACAAAATAGGAATCAATTGGAAGTTAAGATACGAGTTAGAGAGAGGACGAACAGAATTGTTAGAAACAAAAATAGATATATTAATAAGGAGATTGAGGAAATATGAAAACCATAATATTAGGCCCTCCCGGAACAGGAAAGACAACAACGTTATTAAATTTAGTCGATCAGTTCATACAGCAGGGGATTAGACCTAAACAGATAGGATACTTTTCTTTTACAAGAAAGGCAGCTAGAGAAGCAGCAACAAGAGCTGCAGAAAAATTTGGTCTTGATGCAGAAAAAGATTTAGAAAACTTTAGAACTCTACACTCTTATGCGTTTAGTCGTTTGGCTATGTCAAAAGAAAAAATGATGACAGCAGAAAACTACAGAGAGTTCGGTAAATTAGTTGGCATACCTATCAAGACAGGTAAACATTCAGAAGATGATGGCACATTTAATTCAGACAATGAATATCTAACCATCATGAACACAGCTAGAGTTAAACGTATGGACTTATTAGAATACTATGACTCTAGACAAAACATATTAGATATTGAAAGAGATACTTTGTATTTGTTATCTGAAGAATTAAAACGATACAAAAAAGAAAAAGGACTCAAAGACTTTACAGATTTATTAGAAGATTATATTGCGCAGGAAACTAAACAAAGTTTTGAAGCATTGTTTATAGATGAAGCACAAGATTTATCTTTAATACAGTGGGATATGGTTAGATCATTGTGGGCTAATGCAAATAAAACTTACATCGCAGGTGATGATGACCAGGCAATATTTAAATGGGCCGGTGCAGACGTAGATCACTTCATAGCTTTGAAAGAAGAAGTTAATGACATTAAAGTATTAGATCAATCTTATAGAATACCAGGTGGACCCATACATGAACTATCACAAAAGATAATTAGTAAAGTACAAAACAGATTTGATAAAGATTACAAACCAAGAACAGAACACGGCATACTAAAAAGATATTCTGATATAACACAAGTTGATATGTCTAAAGGTAATTGGTTAGTATTATCATCTGCAAATCATTTTCTTGATGATGTAAAAGACTTATGTGAGTTACAAGGTTGGTATTATCAACACAGGGGTATGAACTCTGTGCCATTAAAATTACTCATGGCTTTAAATAATTGGGAGCATTGGCGTAAAGGTAGTCAATTAAATAATGTAGAAATAAAAAACATATATCAATATTTAGGTGCAAGTGTATTACCTGGTTTCAGATCAGGTAAAACTTTACACTCTGATACAAAATATCTTATGAGAGATTGTAGAGCTGAACATGGTTTAGTTACAGACTCTGTTTGGTATGAAGCCTTTGACGGTTTAGATACTGTCACAGAAAACTATATTCGTAACATGCGGGCGAATGGTGAACAAATAAATAAAAATCCGCGTATCATTATGTCAACAATACATGGAGCAAAAGGAGGAGAAGCCGACAAGGTTTTGCTTATGCAAGATCTGACCAATGCAGCACTAGAAACTTTTAGTCATGACCCTGATGAATTACATAGGTTATTCTATACTGGAGCGACGAGAGCGAAGCGTGAATTGCATGTGTTAGATCCAAAGAACTTTGATCGAGCATATATATTATGAGTAAGTTTATTATAGAGAAACAAGTAAAAGGAGCCATTGCTGAAAATTTAGCAAAAAACTATTTTTTAAATAAAGGTTTTCTTGTATTTCCTAGTCTTACAGCACAAGGTTGTATTGATATGGTTGTAGTAAATAAAAATAACAAAACATTAAAAGTAGATGTTAAATGTGTATCAAGAAGAAAAAGAGATAATCACAAAGTTAATAGATCTCGCACACCATTACAAAAACAATTAAATGTAAAAATACTGTATGTCGACACAGATAGAAAAGAATGTTACTTCTATAAAGAAGATAAACATCATTTAAAAAGAAGAACGAAAGTAGAAAAAATATGAAGAGTCTTAAAAAACAGATAGGTGGTTCACATTACCAGGATTTTGTCATTCAGCCGGCAGAATTCATTAACAAGAATAGGTTGCTTTTTGCGGAGGGCAACGCTATAAAGTATATATGTAGGCATTCCAAAAAGGGAGGCATACAAGATATAGATAAAGCAATACATTATCTAGAAATGGTAAAGGAGAGAGACTACAAGTGAGAAGAACACAAATGCCCCTATTTACCCCTGAAACAGAATGGGTGATGCCAGATGAATTAAGAGATCTGCGCGAACATAAAGAAATAGCAATAGATTTAGAGACGAACGACCCAGAACTAAAGTCACTTGGATCTGGTAATGTTACCGGTAGAGGACACATTGCTGGCGTTGCGGTGGCCGTAGAAGGCTGGCAAGGCTATTATCCGATACATCATGAGCAAGGCGGTAATATGGACCCAAAATTAGTCTTAAAATGGCTCCAAGATGTTTTAAATCAAAAAGATACTACGTTTATATTTCATAATGCTATGTATGATGTGTGTTGGTTAAGGTCAGCAGGACTTACCATAAAAGGACCCATTGTGGACACTATGATAGCTGCATCATTAATTGATGAAAACAGAATGAGTTATCAGTTAAACACACTAGCAAAATATTATGCAGGTGAAGGTAAAGATGAAAAGATTTTAATTGAAGCTGCAAAAGAATATGGATTAGATCCTAAAGCAGATATGTGGAGATTACCTCCAATGTTTGTAGGTCAGTATGCAGAGCAAGATGCAAAGTCTACACTTAAACTTTGGCAAAGATTAAAAATAGAATTGTATAATCAAGAGTTGATGGACATATTTAATCTGGAAACAAGATTGTTTCCATGTCTTGTTGATATGAGATTCAAGGGAGTTAAAGTTAATTTAGAAAAAGCACAAAATATTAAACAAAATTTAATTAAAAGGGAAGAGACTTTAATAAAAAAAATAAAAAATTTAACTGGTGTAGATGTAGAAATTATGGCAGCCAGATCAATAGCAAAAGCTTTTGATAAACTTAAACTTCCGTACGATAGAACTGCAAAGAGTAATGAACCAAGCTTTACAAAAAACTTTTTACAAAACCACCCACACGAATTACCACAAGCTATTGCAGAAGCAAGAGAACTAAACAAAGCTCACACTACATTTATAGATTCAATAACTAAACATGAACACAAAGGCAGAATACATGCAGACATAAATCAAATTAGATCAGATCAAGGTGGTACAGTTACAGGTAGATTTAGTATGAGTAATCCAAATTTACAGCAGATACCTGCAAGACATCCTGAACTTGGTCCAATGATTAGATCTATATTTATTCCAGAAGATAAACATGTTTGGGGGTCATTTGACTACTCACAACAAGAGCCTAGAATTTTAGTACATTATGCAAAACTACAAAATTTAGAGGGAGTTGATGAAATTGTAGGCGCATACAACGCCGGAGACGCTGACTTCCACCAGGTCGTGGCCGATATGGCAGGCATAGAACGTAAGCAAGCCAAGACGATTAATTTAGGTCTTATGTATGGAATGGGTAAAAATAAATTGATGGCAGAACTAGGTTTGATGAAAGAGTCTGCGGAAAAACTAATTAAACAATATCACATCAAAGCTCCATTTGTAAAACAGCTTATGGATAATGTATCTAGAAGAGCAAACGATAGAGGTAAGATAAGAACTTTACTAGGTCGTGCATGTCATTTTGATTTATGGCAGCCAGTGCAATTTGGTGTGTTCAAACCTTTACCATTAGAACAAGCAAGAAAAGAATATGATGAACCATTAAAAAGAGCATTTACTTACAAGGCTTTAAACAAATTAATACAAGGATCTGCGGCTGATATGACAAAAAAATCTATGGTAGCTTTGTATGAAAATGGTATAATACCACACATACAGATTCATGATGAGGTAGATATTTCTGTTGAGTCTGATGCACATGCAGAAGAAATAATAAAAATTATGGAGGCTGCTGTTGAACTAGAAGTCCCAAACAAAGTAGATTATGAAAAGGGGGCTAACTGGGGTGAAATTAAGTAATGGCATATTTAAACGCAAACATACCGGCGACGTACGCACAGATAAAGAGAGAGTATCTTTATGACCTTAAGAAACATCATGGAGAAGTTGAAGACTGTATTATTTTTGGTTTATCGAGTCTTGGTGGGCGTGCTATCCTTTTTCATTGTATTATGGAAAATGGAGCTATCTACTATCGTCTACCGATATCTGCGTTTATTCAAAGAGGCTTTGACCCAAAGGACGTTCCTAAACGTAGACTTGATGAGTTGGAGCTTTGGAATTCTTTCTCTTACTATCCTACTGTTACTTCTTGGAATATTTTAAGCGCAGCTTCAGGTAAATACATTGGTAAAGATAAGAAATGGCATCATGGTAGATATCTATTTACAGTTGACTGGGCACACCCAGATGGTAATATACTAGACACTGATCATTCAGAGATCCCGCACGAACATAAGTGCGCTCACATAATTGCTCTCGACGATGGCAATTTTGCAGCACAACCTAACAACAGATGTATTTGGGATTTACCTTCTTTTACCGTGAAAGATAATATTCCAGATTGGAAAGTGCAGACTAATGAGTGGAATGTTGAAGACACAGGTAAGTGGAAAACAGAAGACACGGATAATTTCTTCTATGAAATTGAGGAAAAAAAATGAGCTTTAAACAATTAAAAGAAAAAAAAGAAAAGCTAGTAGAAAAAATTAAAAACGCGATTAAAAGAGTTTGGAACTCAATCGTGGCAAAATTCTTATAGCGCTTGTAAGATAGGGTGGTGTTGGGAGACTACATCACCCGGTACTAATTATGATAACAATACCAGACGCGATAACAAAGTTTAGAATGATTCTAAAGAAGATTATAGATAAGCCTTTATCGTGGATGGAATCTTTTGGAAGTTGGATGAATGTATATGCTTGGAATAAAAGATGGAAGAACAGAAAAAACGGATACGGATACAGAGATGAAAACTTGTAAAAAATGTTTTCATAAGTGTCATTGTGATGAAGCAATACATGCAGATGAATATGGCGTATGTACTTGTGAAGGATGTAAATGTTAACAAGGGAGTCCAGAGATGAAATGGATAAAAAAATTATGGAACCGTTACGTACAATGGTTATTTAAAGAACATGAGAAAACAAAAAACAAAAAGTAAATTAGAATGGTTTAAAAAGAATATTGTAATTGTTCCTGTTGTGGCGGCAATCATAGCCGGAACATTTACATCGGTAAGATATGTATTATCTTTAACAGATACTATTACAGCTAACCAAGAAACTATTATTAAGATGGAGTCTAAATTAAGTAGCTCCACAGCAGATATTAATGACCTTAAACAAAGACTGTCCGCAGCAGAAGCAACGTGGACAATGGCAGAAAATTTATACAGACAACTAGCAGATACAGTAAGAGATCACACCTATGACCTTAAAGACCTTACGAGATAATTTATTATGGATTGCATTTTTTCTTTGCGTTGCAACTTATGTTCAAGCAAGAAATGAATATTTAAATGACTATAATACCTGTGAAAGAGGTCATTGGGAAACTTATACAGAACTTCGACAACACGAATATAAATCAGGATCAAGCGCTGAATCTCAAAATCAAACACTAGGTTTTAGATTTCGTATGCCTCTAGGTGCAGTGTGTGATGATGAATACATTGCAGAGATGCAAAAGAAAAATAAATTAAAAACTCAACTTGAACTTATAAAAGAGTGTAAGAGAATACCTAATATAGATCCTCCCCCTGTAGAATTTGCAGAATTATTTAACATGTGTAATAAATTAGGGGTTGTAAGGTTTATTGATAAGAAACCAGAGGGTAGTCATTGGGAAAATTTAAAGATACAATATTTAAAAGATAATCCTGATGTAGTTATTTTTGAAGGAGCAATGCCAAAATGAATTTAAAAGAAGGAACAAAGGTAAGCACAGATCTTAAAACAATTTTAGGGATTGTGGCTGCCGTGGCCTTGGGTGTGTTCGCATACACAGAACTAACAGCTAGGTTAGTGTCACTAGAGAC